ATATATCCCCTGCTGTATCATGTCATCAAGCTCCGGACTCTCCATCTGTCCATATAGTTCCTTGAGCTTTGTCTCATCCTTCAGGACTGCTTGCAGTTCATCCATGTCCGAAGCTGTGTCAATTACTTTGAGAATCGGTTTGAGTATCTCGCGGAAGATGTCCGCTGCCTGTTTGTTTGCCATGCTCACGATTCCATCAACCTGTTGCTGCTCATCAGCTCCATCCTTCAGGGCTTTCACATCCTCCGGGGAAGTTTTTTCCGGAAGGATTTCCGAGCCGCCTGTCACCGCAGGAGCCATCTGTTTGACCGGAGGCTTCAGTACCTCCTCGCCATCTTCCGGTTCCGGGATGCTAAACTTCTTGTATATATGTCCCTTTGGTATCTCAAGTCCCATGTCACAGACAAGGGTCTTGTATATCTCCACCGTCTCCTTCTGATCTTCCACCTCTTGGCAGTCGAATGTGAAGAACGGCAGCTCCGCATCCTCTCCGAAGTTAAACTCCACAAGAGGTCGGATGATGTCTCGCCTGATCGTAACGGCAAGAGCTTTCGCGTCTGCCACCGTCAGGTCATGTCTGACATCATTGTGGGTCTTTGACTGAGCGTAGCTTCCACCTCCACTGTCTGATGTCAGTGTCTGTCCGAGGATAGCCTTAGACATCTGCTCATCACAGTATCTTGCGAGCTTCTCATAAATCTCTACGCTCGTGGTCTTGTTGGACTCAATAAACTCGATCATTGTGGAGCTTGGCACGATTCCGGCTGCATCCGTTCCAAGGGAGATGATCGCTTCCATGAGCTGTCTCTTGTCATCCTCTGACGCGGATGCATCGTACTTGCCAAGTCTGAGCGGCATCCCGAAGACTTCACAGAAGCTCACCCAGTCCTTGATATCGTAGTTCTTGAACAGGTACATCCATGAGACAACTCTCATGACTCCTGCCCTGCTCGGATGCCCCGACTTTGCTTTGTATCTGTGTACCACAAACTTATTCTCAGGGAGCTCGATGCCGGAAGGGAAGTCTTTGGTGCACACCTTCATCTCATCAGTCGTTCCATCCCATATCAATTTTTTAGGGTGGACATACTCGATATCATCAATGACGTTGTGTCCATCTTCCACCGTCCAACTCAGTTCCATGATGCTGATGCCCTTGCCAATCGCGTCAAGCATATCTATCAGCACATTGTCAAAGTTTTCGATGCTCTTGAGCTGTTCATCCACAAAGTCCGCGATCTCTTTGTCCCGGTCATCCTTGGAGAACGGCTGAACCTCCCAGTCCAGTCCGGTCACGGCAAGCTTTCGGGTCTGCATCTGTGAGAAGAGGTGTGTGTCTTTCTCCTCCATCTCCTCAAAGAGTTCCATCTGTGCCCTGACATCACCCTCATCTGCCTGTCGGAATATCCGGGCGAGCTTTCCCGGGGTCAGACCGTTGGAGGGATAGTCACTGTACTTGTCATTTACATCCCCGACCGCCACCCTTGCCGTGACAGGTCTCTTTGCCCCGGTGTCAATGGACGGGTCAAAAGGTTTTGCTTCTTTCCCTCTCTGTTTCTTCTTTCTCTTCGCCAACGTCTCTCACCTCCTAGTAGGCTCCTTTTCCCATCCGGAAACGTCTCCGGATGATACTCTTGTAACTTGTCTTTATCGCTGCACCCTTGACGTTCTGTGCGGTCTGTACCGCCATCTGAAGACCGTCAGGCGCGTCATCGTTCTTCCCCATCGGGAACTCTTGGAGCTGCTTCAGGAGAGCTTTGTGTTCCCGGTTGAATTTGATGTACTTGTTCTTGATCAGTGGCTGCAAGGACTCGATACGGAGTACCTTGTTGACACTGGACTGTATCTCCTCGATCGGAAGGTACTCACCTTCCTCTGCTGATTTCTTAGCCATGACTTCCTTGAAGTAATACTGAAATTGTACGGTCTCGACTCCAAACTTGAAGAAGCCCTTCTTGCAGTCCCTCTTCAGTCTCCGGTTCATCTCGAAGACATCCTCGATGATCACATCCGGCTTTCTCTTCTCCACAGAGGCATCTACCACATACATATAGCCGCTCTTTAACGAGACAGCTAAGTTGATGATTGAGCTTGTATCTGACTTCTTATTCTTACCCAGTGACGGGTCATTCGCTCCGACAAAAATGAACTCCGGACTTGTAAAGTCCATAAGCTCCGGCTCATAATAGTCGAACCATTCCGGATTGAATGTCGCATTGTCCGGGTCGATCGGGTCATTCTGAAGTTCTGAGTTGAAAGATGCCTCTCCTTCAGATATCTTGACTTCCATCAGGTCATAGTAGGAGAGTTTCTCTTCCCACAGTACCTCGGTACCGAGCAGCATATCTGCCTCATGCTCTTCGTAGAACTTCCGGGCGTGTGCTTCGTGGTCTTCATCGAAGAGGTTGGTGTAGATGCTCTCCCATTCATCCCACAGCTTGGTATTGACTGCCTCTGAGATCACCGCCCGGTACTTTTTCGCCTTGTATCTCGGGTTTTGGAGCACGTTGTTGAGCAGCGAGTCATAGTGTAGGATAGTTCCAATGTACATGATGTCCGTGTAGGTATCTCCTGCCTTCGAGACAGCCTTCTCGAACCAACTCTTCAGCTTTCTTCTCTGCTCCGGAGTGTTTACATTCTCATCATTCTCGATATCATCCAGTACAATCAGGTCGGGTCTCCAATTCCGGTGTCTTCGTCCTCTGACTTTCTTTCCGGAACCGATTGCCTCCACCTTGATGTTCGTGGATGTCAGGATAACTCCCGATCTCCATGCCTTATCACCCTTCAGGCTGCCAAAATCCATGATAATATTCGCGTTTTCCTCAAGCTCCGTCTTGATATCCTCAAGGAAGCCTTCCGCCTGCTCGGAAGAATCCGACAAAATGATGATATAGTGCTTGTATCCGTACAGGATCGCATGAAGATCGTCCTTGAAAGTGAAGTTTGTGGACTTCGCATGACCTCGGGGAGCTGCTGTGACATTCCTTGACCCCTTCATCCGGGAGATTGTCCTCGCTTCCTTTGTTGGGTTCAGGTCTTTCATAACCCCTTTCTCCCATATCTCATCAAGTTCCTCATGGAAATGAGGGGATTTCCTGATGAAATAGTGTGGAAGATATGCCCTTCCGAAGTAGGACAGGTCAAACGCCGCCAACTCTTTCCGGAGACCGTGCTCGCCCATCACAGGCTCACCTTCCCGGTACCGTTTATTCAGTTTTCTACGCTCTTCTGCATGGTTCGTGCCTCTGAGAACGTATTCCTCGAAGAGTTTGGTCTGATATTCCTCATTGTTCTTGATATCAACATCCTCTTCTTCATCCAGTTCCCGGAGCCAAGCTTCAATATCAATCATCCTGCATCATCCTATCCTTTGCTTTTGTCAGAATGGTCTTGAGCATCCTGACTGACTCCTCATCCTGCTTGATCACCTTCATCATGTCAGCTTCAAGCTCTTGGAAGGCGATATCCGCCTTTTTCCTCATGTCCTGCTTTACTCTGTCCTTATACACCTTTGTGCGTGACAGTGAGGCGATCAGCCTGCCTGCTTTATCCAGTGGCATCTCATCCCACTCTTCCTCCGCCGTAGCCACCTTGTTGAGCAGTCCGTTCATGGTCAGCATCATGGCAGCTTCCGTGTAGTCCGCATCCGGGTTGCTCTTCACCGCCTGTATCAGCCGATCTGTCTGAGCCTGTGCCTCGAGGAGCCTCTGCATTGCTTTGTTGGAGCGTGTGGCATACCTTCCGACACTCGACTTTGATATCTCATAGCCTTCCTGTTTCAGGAATTGGCTGATATATTCGTAGCTGTTCGATGTATCAGCAAGCATCACATCCACTTTCGTGTGTAAATCTTCAGGGAGCTCGTCAATTTTGGAGTTGATTCTCTGCTTGTTTCTCTTCTCACCCATCAGATATCAACTCCATTGTCATCGGTTGTTCCTTCGGCAAGGTCAACGCCTGCTTTGGTGAGCTTGATGACTGCATCATTGGCATAGGCATTGTAGGCTGTAACCTTTTCCTCCGTAAATTCGATGTATCCGGCTCCCTGAAGATAATCAAGATACTTGCTGATGTCCGGGGATATAATGAGTCCGGCTGCAATCATCGCATTGGATAACTGTCTTGTGAGGGCTGTGTTGTTGTATCCCTTCACTAGGCACCGGATGATATATCCCCTGATCGCCTTGTTCTGCTTGATCTCTGCTTTTTCTAAGTCATTCACTTTGTTCACCTCACTCTTTTCTGTTGCTCTGCATCAGGAGCTTGTCGATCTTTCCGTCAATGCTCCTCATCCTGTCCTCCACTCCGTTCATGGAGCGGAAGAAGTCCTCCCGGAGTACGAACGTGGTAGCAAAGTCCCCTTTGATGTTGTTCAATTCCTGCTTGATGTTTGCTATCTCTCCATCCGTTTCGTCTTCCAGTTTGTCAATTCTCTTATTGACTTTCTCATCATTCTCTTTTATCTGTTTCTTGATTTCTTCTGTGTTCTCACTCAGTTTGTTGAACCATGAGCGTATAAAGAACACAAGGACGCTTCCTCCGAGGGCAATCACTCCTGCCATAACGTCCGAAAAGGTAATGACATAATCCATAGGTTATCCCTTTTTGATCAGCTTCTCTGCAAGCTCCGTCACTCTTTCCCATCCGTCCATTGCCACCAGTGCCACGATAAACGCTGCCACAAAGGACGCGAAGACCATGTACCACTCAATAGGCTGCTTCAGGTACTGCATCATGCCAAGCATCGCTACCGGGCACAATACGAGAGACAGGCAGATCACGACAAGCGCGGTGGGAACCTTCTTGTCGAACCATTCCCATTTCTTGAGTGCCTCTGTGATGACGGACACCACAAACGCCAACACTCCGACGAAGAGAATGTACTGTGAAAAATCTGCTGTTAAATTTGCCATGTTTACCAACTCCTTTGACTAAAATTTTGAGAATGCTGTAAACGCAATAAGAGCATGGATAAAATCCATGCTCTTATCTTACCCTGCTCTTCAGGGACGTTATAGGGGAACTGTTTCCGTAGGTTTTTTCCCATTTTAATTGTCACAAATCATTCTGTCGGGATATCGAATATGGTCATCTGCCCGATCATGGGCTCATCTTTGATGATGTTGGATATCTGCTTTGTGGTCAGGTTGTACTTCTCGGCAAGCTGCTTCAGGTTGTACCCGTTCCACTCCTTCTTGATTCGTCTGTTTCTTGCCGGGGCGATGATGTTCTCTATCTTGGGGAAGTATAGTTCATCGCCTTTGGCGTAGTCGCTAAGTTCTATAAACTTATCAACTCCAATGATCTCCACTACAGGGCGGTAGCTCTCTGAGATATCATCTATCTTCGTCTCCCCGATGAGCTGCCTTGTCAGTTCGTCTACGTTCATCTGTATCCTCACTCCTTATCATGAGGCTTTCTTACAGAACTCCAAGCTTATCCATCCGGCTCCGGACTTAAGTCTTCCCCATCCGTTCTTCTCTTCAACGATGGTGTACTTTTTCTTGTGTCCTTCCTTTTCCCGGATAGCTCCTACCTTTGCTCCGCCCGGTGTCCTCCTGATAAGCAGGACATCACAGGTCGTTGTGATCAGGTATGGTGTGAAGGCTTCTGTTGTCTCGCCCGTCTTCTTGCAGAACTCTAAGCTTATCCATCCGGCTCCGGACTTCAATCTGCCCCATCCGTTCTGTTCTTCAACGATGGTGTACTTTTTCTTCTCTCCTTCTTTCTCGCGGATAGCTCCCACGATGTTTCCGTTCGGCTCGTCACGGATGCGCAGCACCTCTGTGGTCGTTGTGATCAGGTATGGTTTGAACTCCGTCTCGTTCTTTTGTGGCTTCTGCGGTGTCTGCGGCTGCTGAGGTGTCTGCGGTTTCTCATCTGCCTTGGTTCCTGTGATCGCTGCCAGTATGGTGAGTATCTTCTTTCCATACCCGGCTCCGGCAGCCCACCCCTTCCCTTTCGGGTTTTCCTGAATACCTAAGTATTCCACATACGGGGCGCTGCCTCTCGTCACATATTTGAAGCGTGGGTCAATGCATTCCCCTTTGAGCTTCACTGTATTGGCGTATGCCTTCAGGTGCTGTATCTGTGCCCTGATGCCAAGCTGTGGGGTATCAAAGCTGTTGCCTGTCATTCCGTTGCCTGTCACTCCCATGCCACAGAAGTTGTTCTGTGAGAGTTTCACAGCACTGCCGGAGAAGGTGAAGTTCCCGGTCTCAAGACAGCTCTGTGCGAAGGCGATGTCTCCGCGGATGTTCTCCGCCTCTCCTTCAGATAAATAGAAGGGAATCATATCAAGGACGCTTTGCGGCACCTTTGCATTCTTGGCTTTGATGTAGGCTGTCATCTGTTCTGCCGTAGCCACAGCTTTTCCTGTGATCTTTGTCATCTTACTTGTATCTTCTGTCCCTGCTCCGTCCGTGGCGATCGCTTTCTTAAACGCATCCCATACGTGCTTGGTCGTGTTGTAGACGTAAGGGTTCGGGCAAATCTTTCCGGTAACATCGTAGTGACGGATAACATGATCAGCCGGGATGTTGTACTTCTTCATCAGGTACTGTGTCAGCTCGATCGCGGATGCCACGGTCGCGTCCTCAAAGTACCAATCCTTGGAAGTATCTGCCTGACTGCCCTTGTTGCGGACACAGAGCTCGATGCCGATAGAGTTGCTGTTCCTGCACTCTGCGTGCTTGTAGCTCTTAGCTCCACAGTGCCATGCGATATCCTCATCCTCAACGCTCTGCCATATCTCGCCCTCAAAACCTACAAAGTAGTGGGCGGATGCTCCGAGGTACTTGGAAGCATAATAGTGGCAGTTCGCCCACGCACCTCCAAGAGCCCCCACATAGTGGATGACGATATACTTGATACGCCCCACATTATTTGCATTTGTGAAGTTGTATGGTGTGAGGAGTTTCTCAATCTTTGGTGCTGTCATCGTCCACACTCTCCTCTCCGAAGAATCCCATATCATCCGGATTCATGCTGTTGCGGAATGCCTTGAGCTCTTCCTCGGACATCTGTCCGACCTTCTCCTGAAGCTCCGCAAGCTCTTCAGGGCTCATGTCCTTTGTGTGCTCACTGCGGAGCACCTTTGTCTGTTCTGCCATGTCTATTCCTCCTCTTTATAATCTAACGTGATGGAAGTCTTAGTCTCCACAAGGATGCACTTCCTGATCTCGTTGATGGTGTTGTCAATCAACTCTTCCGGAAGGAATGCCCGGATGAGCTCCGCATTCTTGATGCGGTAGATGTACCACAGTTCCACATCGAAGTCCGGAGCCGATTCCCCATCCTTTACTCCTCCAAGAAGCACAGATGTGAGGGTATCCTTATCCTTCTCAAAATCGCCCTTCAGTTTCTTGAGCAGGAGCTTCTTCTGCTTATCGTCCGGTTTGAGTGGCATCTGATCAAGGAACTCTTCCAGTGTCACCTCAAAGGTGTAGTCCCCGGTGAAGATTGCCTTGAGCATCTTCTCAAACTTGCCGTCACACTTGTACTTGGTCTCCGTGTTCTCTTTGACCTTTGTCTTCCATACACCCTCTCCAACCAATTCCTTGAGCTTGTCCGGATTTAAGATGTCAAGGCTCATGCTGTCCGTGACAGCCGCACTGCCTTCTTCTCCATAGAACTTCACAAACTTCACGTTGTGGTCATCCATGATGCTGATGCCTCTTGCCTGAAGCTCTGCTTTGTAGGCATTGGTGAGGGCTCTGTTCTCCTTGCCCTGCTTGTCAAGCTCCACAAGGGCTCCGATCAGCTCCTCTGTCTTCATGTTCTTTGCTTCCACTATCATTCACCTCTTTCTCTTTCAAAGCCTGCGATTGCCTTTGCCGCACACTCCTGACAGATTCCCTTGCCGTGGAACTGCTTCACTCCTTCGGTAGCTCCACAGAAGAGACATCTCGGTCTGTACGGGCTTATCGTGATTCTGCCACCGTTGCTCTCCACGATCATCGGGTCTTTGCCCTCGATGCCGAGCTCCCTTCTCATCGCTACCGGGATGCTGATGGAGCCGTGGCTTGTCATTTTCTTATACGCTTCGCTCATGTGTTACTCCTTTCTAGGCATTCAAGATGTCCTTGATATACTCATATTGTTCACCTATCGTATAGGTGCCCCTACCTTCCGCTTTCAGCTTGTCATGGAACTCCTTGAGCCGGAGCGCAAGCTTCAGGGTCTTCGCCACTCCTACCGCTTCAGGAGAGGCTCGCAGGTGCTGCTCCGTATGTCCGAGCATGATGCTGATTGCCTGATACAGGAACACATCCCATGCATAATATTCCGCATCCCTTCCATTCCACTCCTCCCGGGCTTCCTCGATGTACTTCTTCCGGTTCAACCTCGGCTTGTCCGGTGGGACGATGCCCTTCTCCTGAAGTTCCTTCTTGATCTTTGCGTTCATGGCTTTCTGTGCCTTAGTCATAGCCTTCCTCTTCGCCATACTCCACCTCCTCGTTATTGACTTTGAGCTTGCCCTGTTTGAGCTGATCTTCAAGGCTGATCATAGATTCAAGGTGGACATCGAGGAGGTTTGTCTTGACCTCTTCAATGTCCACACCTCTCGCGATCGCCTCCTGACCAACCAACATCTGAAGATATCCGGACAGGGTTGCAAGCTCCACCATGCTGATGTTCTCCATCTCGCACCGGATATCATCATTCCTGACCGTTATCGTCAGCCTGCAATCCTTCATCCTGCTTCTCCTTCCTTGCAGCCATGCTCTTGAGAGCTTCGATCAGCTTGGAGCACTGCTGATAGTTAAGCCACTCCACGGAGCTGACCTTGAACATCTTCATGCACAGTCCATTGACTCTTGCAGGCTTCTCCCAACCGAGTTCCTGTGTCAGCTTATAGACCTTCTTGCGTTGATTCTCTGTAGCCGGGTTCCCTGATCTTCGTCTCTTGGTGCTTCCGTTCTTACCCTTCGCGCTATCCTTCATATTGAGAAGGACGCGGATACAGGTATTCAGTTCCCGGTTGTTGAGCTCCTTGATACTGTCTTTCCCGGTGTGTGCCTGCACTACAAGGTGGAGGTCTTCGTCTGAGAGTCTCAGCTCCGGGCTCTTGGCAATTCCCCACAACTTCCGGATGCCTGCCGTTGTATCTGCTTTTGCTGCCATATTACCCCCTCTTTCTCCTCTCGCTTCCTACCGTTGCCGCTGCTCCTCTTGCGTACCCTGTAAGAAAAGCCGGAATCTCAATCTCCTTGCACTGATTCACAGTCTCAGCCTGCACGCTCACATCTGTGTATCCGTGCTTCTGAATGGCTGCATAGATTCCCTGAAGAATCTCAAGCCCGATCTCTTCCTCATGCTGTCCGTTAATAACAATACTCACTTTTTTCATGCTGCTCTCTCCTTCCTATAACATCATCATGCTTGATGCTTCGCTAACGATCTTCAGTGTCACTTTACTCTCTCCACGTTCCTTCAGGACACGGAGCACGTTGTTGAGTGTTCTGTCCAGTAAACGGAAGCAGCCGTTGTTGTGGTTTGTTGCCCTGCTGATCAGTTCGCCCATAGCTGCCTCATCAATGTCAAAGCCTTCCAAGTAGTCCATGACCTCATTCTGATTCAGTCCTTTGAGCTTGTAATAGAAGTCCATGCGGTTTGCAAAGCGTGTCAACGAACTCTTCAGCTCTGTCTCAAGTCTTGGTTCTCCGGCGATCACGATGCCGACATCGCTCTGGTCGAAGATTCCACGGAGTATTTCCATCTTCTTCTGTGTGTACTTATTGATGAGCTTGTCTGCCTCGTCAATGATCAGGAGATATCCCTGATTGACGTTGAAGAACTCTCGGATGCGGTTCACGCGGCTCCATATGGTTCCGCCTGTGCTCCTCGGCATCCCGAGCTCCATCTCGATCGCTTCCACTAAGTCCCGGCAAGCCATCGTATCATCACACTCGATATATGCCACTCTCTGAAGCTTTGCATACTTCTTGAGTGCGTGGGTCTTGCCCTGTCCGGACTTTCCGACAATGATGCCGAGTCCGATATTCTCCTGACAAGCTTGACACACTCCGATGGTATTGATGAAGTCCCGGCTCTCGAAGAACTCAACCTTCGACTTCAGCTTCAGTCCGGTACCTTCCGTTGTCTCAGGTGTTTCCGGAACTCCTTCCATGCCGCCGCTTGCGAGCAGGAACTCCGTGATCTTCTTTTCAATCTCAGTCGGGTCAGAGCCGTACTTCCCATTGAGGTACTGACTCAGTGCCGGACGGGAGTAGTTCATCCGCATCGCTGCCTCTGCCTTTGTCATCTTCAGTTCTCTAAGCCTCTCATTCATCTGTTCTGCCAGTGTCTTCTCTGTTGTGTAGGTCTTGCTTTCCAATGCTTCCATAGTTACAACCTTCCTTTCTTACTTTCTCAACCGTTTTCTTCGTATGATGCCGCGTCTGATGTTCTTGACGATCTTGTCAAGCAGTACCACCACTCCGCATAATGCAAGGAATATGATGGTGCACGCTCCGATGACCGCAAGTACCATGACGAGCACAAAACTCTGATATAATGTCATCTTAATCTCCCATAGCCCGGAGCTTTCTGAGTGCGCTCTCGGCTTTATTGCTCATATAACTGCTGTCTTCTGTTTCTTCTTTCTTGTCTGCCCGGAATCCCTGAGAGTAGGTTCTGTCATCCGGCATGGCGATCACCTTGCCTTTCTGCTTCTGCTTACCCTTCATCAGTTCAATGCCGCCCGTGGTCTCGTTAAAGCCAACATACTGCTCATTGAGTTCCTCAAACGGTACGCGAGCCTCTTCAAGTCTTTCCCGGTCTCGCTTCTGCTGACGTTTCTGCATCTTCAGGTGTTCCTCAAGAGCCTTCTGTGATACTTTCGGAGCTACCTGAAGCAGTTCCTGACAGTAGGCTTCACAGACCTTCTTGCCGTTCTTATCAAATACATACAGGGTGCTCATGTCATCCGGGTCGTACTTGATATCCATTTTCCTTCCAATGTAGTCACACAGCTCGTCTGAACGGTACTCGAATCCCCACCGGACGATACCGATATTTCTGACAAGCACGTTCTCTGACTTCATCATCAGAAGTGTTGCATAAGACTTCGGCGGTGCCGCTTTGAAGTATCTCTCCTCATTCATAAAGCAGTCATATGGGGTCTTGTGTGTTTCCTTGGCTTTCTTCAGTCCGCCATGCTCTGTGTGCATATAGACCTTAGTCAGCCATTTGTGCCATTCCTCATAGAACTCTTCCATCGTCAGGAGCTCTCCGTTCTCACACATCCTCTTGATGTCCTTTGTCACCTTATCGGATGTCTTGGAACCCGTCAGTGTACCTGTGTAGCTCCTGAACCACTTCGTGAACTTATTGCACACCGTCCGGAAGAATCGCTCGATCTGACCCTTGCTCCAAGGCTCATAAGGGAGGGCTCTGTGGTCATCCTTGATACCAATGGACTTGTAAAAGCCCTTGGTCGTATCATCGAAGTCCATGCCGCTCCGGTCGTTCCTGTCGCGCCCGGTCATCGTCTT